CAACCAGTTTACTATGACAATAGCAACATTTTTTTCCATAAACTCTATATAAAAGGTCTCTAACTTCTTCAAGTGATATATTAAATTCGACCTCATATTCTTTACTCCTTCTTTTTAATGTTGACCTTAACGTAGATGATTTTTTCATTAATCTATGAAAAGTTCTTTTAGCAAAAGTTCCGTGATGTCTTTTTAACTTTTTACTAAATTTTTCTTCCCAGATAGTAAGCCTATTAGGGGACTTTCGTCCCCTTTTTGGCTTGTAGTACCGCTTATTTTTATGCTCTTCCGATTTCATCTAATATTACCTTTATTGGTTTTACTTTAGATAAATATAATTGGCATTCAAACTTATGAAATCCAATGACAAAACTAATACCATCAGATTGTTCTCCATTTACCTTAATTACACCTATTTTTATAAAGCTTAATAATATAAGAACAAATCTGTCTTTCAACAAAGACATATTTATGAACCATTTCATTACACTCTCCTTAGTCTAAACGACGGTGTCCATTCGACTTCAGTATCGAATAACTCTCCATCAGTGTTTTTAAATAACTTAACTGCTCTAGTAGCTGAATTTGATTGACCATTAAGACCAATCACTTTTCTAGACGCATTTTCTATTGCACCTGACCCTTTACCTGCATATAGGTCAAGCACTTCGTTTCGACTATACTCTCTGCTTACTTGAGATACTTGGATAACTATCATGTCATTATTTACTGCCATGCTAGACAGTCCGTGAGATATATATTTAATTTTTTCGTATTCACCTCTAACATTATGAGGTGTGTCTACTAAATCAATATAATCTACGATTACTAATGAAGGTTCTAACTCTCTAACTTTTTCGCCTATCTTATCTAAAGTAGGTGAAACAGTTTGAACCATTAAGTGTGACATTTCATCTTCGTGTTTCTTATATAACTCTGCATAATTGTCGTTAGCTTCTTTTTTACTAACTCCTGACACTATTTGTAAGTGTCTTCTATGCATATACCAAGATGAAAGTTCTAAACTCAAGAATAATGTTGGTATTTGCCAATCTTTAACAATTCTATCATTAACAAAGTCTACACCAAGTGCTAAGTTTTGAGCAAAAGTAGTCTTATTAGACCCTGTTGGTCCAAATATAGTTACTAACTCACCTGGATATATAACTGATTCTTTTTCTATTCCTAAAGCCCTACCTAGGTCTATAGTTTTACCGCTAAAATCAGTGTTTAATCTTTCGTGAAGCTCGCTTTGCATATCATTTGATGATTTGACATCTATCATATAGTCTTTTTTGTTAAAGAATATGCATTGTGTTTTACAATGTTCTACCATAACAGAATCTTGACAACCATACTTATAGTTTCTGTTATATACATTCTCTACCATTTCCATTATTTCTTTTTCTGGCATACTTTTGTTATTCCAATGAAGCATCATAACTTTAGCATAATGACTAGGAATGCCGTGTCTTTTAAAATGACTTACTATTCTTAGTGCTGTTATGTGTCTGTTTCCTTGCTTTGCTCCTTGATTTAACATTGATTGTACACAAGGTACTATTTTATTTGGTTCCGATATTTTATTAAATACTTGCACATCAGGAACTTCTTCTTTTACAGTATGCTCTAACTCTCCGTCACCTTGTAATCCTAAGTAATTATAATCTTTACGATTAACTTTAGCTAACTCCAGTATGTCAGCTGCATCTAGATTCATAACCTCATCTCTATACAAAGGTATTTTATATAGATTTGTCTTTTGGTTAATAGTATGCTGAACTCTGTAAATACCAGTTCGCATATATATGGATGAATCTAAATCAGGTATTAAACTTTTAAGTGTTTGTTTGACCATATAAGGCAAATCAACACCTGATTTAAAGTTAAATAACTTACCAGCTAAATCAATGTGATAACCAGAGCCAGAGAAGAAACATTGGAAACTATCTTCCGTAATGTCTGCATCCTCTAGCTCTAGAATAACACCTCTCAAGACATCTAAAGTTTTCTCATCTGAGTTACCACTCTTGTCAATATCAATAGGTATTTTATCAATATATCTAACTCCAAAGTAATTCTTTAATGTTCCATTATCTTCTACATATTTAAGTGCTTCATCATCATATAAATAAACACTTCTGTATAATGGTCTTTCATTAATAAAATTACCTAGTTCGTTTTTATTGATTAAATACCCTCTATTGCCAGGAGTACCTTTAGCTATCTCGACATACATTATAGATTACCTAAAGCACTCTGGTCTATAGTTGGTTGACTTGCAGTATCACCTTCTACAAACTCTTTTAAATATCCCTTAGATTTCATCCATTGAACATCATCTTCTAACTTAGCTTTGTTCTCTGTAGCATTTTTGTATACTTTAGATAAAACTCTAGTATATGCTTTGCCACCTGGAACTTTAGGCTGTTCTTTGTAGAAATAACCTAAATAATTTAAGTCAGGTGTATCTGTTCCGTTACCAACAACAAAGTTATCATTAAGATATTTTTCTATATCTTTAATTTCTTCGCCATTAGCTGTTTCCCAGCCACCATCTACGTTAATACCAGCATCACAACCTATTTGGTCAAAGAAATGATACAGTCTTTTTAAACCATTGCCACCTGTAATCTTTCCACCTACTTTGTCGAAAGACCCTTTAATAGCCAATGGTCTGCCAAAATCACTTCCTTTTTGTTTAACTGATACTTCAATAAACAATTCAGCCCAATCAAATTCACCTGACCTGTTTTTGAATTCTAGTATTCCAAATTCACATATACCTGTGAAACTAGAATAACTACCGCTTTTCATCTCTGGTTTAAATATCGCCATTATTTACTCTCCTTTTTATATATATTATTCCATGTTAACTCTATCTCTTTGCCTCTCAAATGAGGACTTCTACTACCTGCTTCTAAGGCTTCATTAGCTTGAAATGATACCATTAACTTAGCTTTTTCATCATCTCTGTAAACGTAACCTATAGCATCACAATCTGCCATTAACATGTTCTTTAACTTTCCTGTTAAATCTAAGCTTTCTGGCTCAACTATAGCTTTACTGTCTACAACAGCTCTAGCCCATTTCCTATGTCCGATTATTATCACATGAGGAAATATCTCTTTTAGTATGTTTACTGTATTAAGAACTTTTTCTCTAACCATAGCAAAACCTTTGCCAAATGCTAAGTCTTGTACAGCTGATACTTGTTCTTCTTCACATACTGCTTTTTCTGCCCATACAGCTATTTTGTCTATAGTATCTATTGCAGCATACTTAAACTCGTGGCCTTCTTTAGCCTCTTTTAATAACTTTATTAGGTCTTCTCTACTATTTACTGTTTCTACATATCCATCTATCATATTTGCACCACCTTCTGTATCAATTATTAAACAATCATCTAATTGACTTAAAGCAGTAGTTTTACCTACTTTTGGTGCTCCATATAATAGCATTGTTTTTGGATTCTGAGAGACAGCTTTCCTTTTGACTTTTTTTAACGCCATTTTTATTCTCCTATTTTAAAGTGAAATGGACTGGCTTGATAAGATTGCTGTGTAAGGTTTACACCACCTATCTTCATCTTATTTCTGCCAGCCCATTATATTACAACATTTATTTTATCTAACCAAGGTATTTTTATCTATACACATTGTTGGAAAATGGAATGATAAAAACTCCTCAAATGGTTGAACAGTAACCAACTTTCTTACAGCATTAGCAATAAAACTACCAGACATATTACTACAATAGCTTGTCGCCTTCATATTACAAGGTTCTTCGCTACCTTCATCATCGCTGTACCATATTTCTTTATACTTTGCCAATGTAGGCTTTAGTATAACATATTGTTGATAATGCTCAGCTCCCATTCGACCATCTATAAGAGCTAGTGGCATGCTTTCACGCCACCCCATTATTGCTTTGACTGCTTGTAATCTAGATTTCATACTATCAAAACCTAAAATAATTATATCATTACTATTCATATAGATATAATTGTCAAACAATCTATCGTCACACATTATTTCAGCTGAATCATTAATATCTAATATTTTAGATTTTAACATATCAACTTTTTTATGACCCACGTCATACAATGTGTATTGTGAAACACCTATATTTCCCGTATCAACTTCATCATTATCATATAAACAGAAGTTTTCTGCACCCATTCTAACTAATTGGGTAGCTGCGGCACTACCTATAGCACCGCAACCTAATATATGATAATTAAATTCATTTAAGTTGTCTACAAGACCTCTTGAACGCATATTAATTGACATTGTGACCTCCCCATGTATATTGAAAAGGGTCTAATGCTCTTTCCAACTCGTTTTTGATTTTATTGTTATCAAACTCAATAAGCTCATCTGGCATTGTAGTCATTAACAGATTTAAAACTTCTCTAGCTGGTTCTGTAAATGTCTTTACCTTAAATGGAAGCTTTCTTTTTTTTGCTTGTTTATTAAGTGTGACAATTTCTTTTTTGAAATCAACATACTTTATTGTTCCAGATACAAAATCATCTTGCAATGATTCTACAGCTTCTAATAATAAAGCATAGTTATCTTCGTGTTTGTGCTTATCTTTTTGTTGATTCCATAAGTTAACTTGATTCATTTGCCAATTACGGTTAACCATAGTAACTTTATTATCACAAAGCTTTTTATACTGCTTTTCCATAGCTTTTGTAATATTTATTTTTGGCACTTCTCTTTCTATTGTAAGAGTAGTATCTACGTGTTGTTCTATAGGTAAACCGCTATTTTGCCAGAAGCTAACTCTAAACAGATATTCTTCTTTAAGATTAATAACTAAAGCAAGAGAATAACTTGTATTTTTCCAAGCTTCTATCTCATTAGTATCTGTTCCAGACCAAAATGCTCCCATTGTATGATGTGAATGCCACCATACAAATTTCATATTAGGATTATTATACTTCATACCATATTTCATCATNTATTCAGTAACAGCTTCACCATCAAGTTCTGTATTAGTAGTACTGTTTTCTTGTTTTAATATTTCTACATTACTTACTAATATTCTACCATCTTTTTGCGGTATTGCTGTCATTAATCCTGATATTTCATTTTTGTCTTTTTCATAAGTTGTCTTTTTCATAAGCTATTGTAGCCCATCCTTGAAGTTCATACCAGTCTTTTTCAGATATATAAAACATATCTTTTAAATCCATTTTATCCCCTTTCTGAGCTATAAGCCCACGTTTTAGTTAATTCCTCTATTGTTTTTGTTGTGTTAACTGAATCATTATTTGTCTTTTCTTTTTCAATCAATCTTTTATCTTCAAACCATTGTATTACACTATCTAAATAAAAGAAATCTTTGCATTCAATTTGATAATTAAACAAGAAATGATATAATCTATCAAAAATTGTATTATACATTAATTCTCTGTTAAATACATTTTCTGAATCAAAAGCAGACCAATAAGGAACAGTTAAACTAAAATAACTTCTTATATCTGAACATATTGGACTCATAGACTCTTCATTAACAATTTCCATTTTGTCAATTAAATCAGTGTAATATTCTGTCATTGTAAGAACTAGAGCTTGCAATTTAAATCCTTCTTCACTATTTAAAAGATTTATTATTGCTTTGTTTTTAATATAATGACTAGAACTATCTCTAAATTGACATTTAATATCATCGTAAGATTTTACAATAAATTCAGCTTTATCTTCTTGGTTTAAATCCATATTATTAGCAAATTTATTTAAAACTCTTTCTGTATGATGCAATACTGCACTTTTTGATTGACATGCAACATATTCTTTGCTAAATGATTTTGGCATACCAATATGCGACATATGCGGTTGATGATACGGATTTGAATGTTTAATGTTATAATATTGAGCCCATTGCAATAAAACAAATGCTGCATTTATTACATCATTATTTTTTAAAGCTTTGTTAACATCTTCAAAGTATTTATCAAGACATACATTACCATAATCATATCCTCTAACTGCTATGTATGGATGATTTAGTTTTAACATTGAATCAGTTGTACCACAAGAACTAAAATTAACATTATTTGTTCCTAACTTTCTTCTAAGTTCAATATAAAATATTAAATGCAATTGAGGTAATTCTATTTCTTGAATTAATTTTTCACCATCAAATACACTTAACACTAATTCACTCATTTTAATATCATAATACAGTTTAGGATTTCTGTTTGTTATTTTGTCAAAATAAGGTGTTATTGAAACTCTTTTCCCAGTTGCTTCATAAACTGCGTTACATTGTTTGATTGTAGATTCTGTAAATGTTTTTACTTTTTCTTTAAATACATCAACATCAACATCTTTAGAAACACCTA